GGTCCCGCCTGAATATCCGCCACGTTGCGCGGCACCCAGGCCCCGCCGAATGTGGGATGGTCAACCCGTCGCGCCATCTCGTGAAGCTGGACATCCCCGCGCTTGTAGGCAGCCAATCGGCCCGGCCCCATAACTTTAAGCTGTGTTGACTCCGGTTGCTCCTCCAGCCAACCCCGCGCCGACCGGCCACGCCAGGGCGAAACGATTTCGCCATCTATCACGAAAATGGGAACTGTCGAGCATCGGCCATTGACGTGATCGTCCAGCGGTTCGTCTATGGGCATTATGGCCCCGTCCATAGCAATGCAGGCTATACAGGTGCGCTCCGCTTGAGCGGCAGTCCGCCGGTAGGCTGGCACTGCCTCGCTTTCCTGCCAACGTTGCCGCTGAGACTCGCGATAGACTCGCAAACTCTCAGTACGAGTTATGGTCATAGCCCGCTGGAGGCCAATACCCGAGGCCTTCCCTGCTTCCCGCACCATAGCCCGCGCCGCCTGCTTCGGCCCCAAGTCGCCAGTTACCACATCGGCCACTGCCCGCTCTACCGCATCTACCGTTGCCAGCGGCAGACTTCTTCGCAGGTATTCGCGCACCGGCTGGCCGTTGCCCATTAAGCCAACTGTTGCCCCGATATTAGCCGCCGGTGATAGTATATGCGCTCGCTGCATCTCCAGGGCTATATCATCGCCAACAGCAAGGCGCTCCATTTGAGCAGCGTGTTGCTGGGCAAGCCAGACATTCTCCTCCTGGAGAGATGCAACCGCTGGCGTGACTACCTGGAGGCCATAGGCTTCTACATCCGCCCCAAGCTCAGCCATCATTAGCTGGTAGCGCTCCAGGCGCACAAGGCGGCCCACAGAGACTGCCTGCCCTGCCTCTCGCAAGGCGTTAATCTCCTTGGCCAACGCTTCCGCCCGCGCCGCCGTCCGCTGCACTATCTGCTGGTAGGATGCCTGCAACTGCTTCATAGTCCCCGCCTCGCCTCGCAGCACCTCAGCGCGAAAGTCAGAGACCGCCTTGACCACTCCCGACGGTTCACGCCTCATCGTCTACACCGCCCCCGCTCCCTTCGGCGTCTTCCTCGCGGGCTATGGCTAGAAATCGCTCTGTCCAGCCCTTCTTTGCTTCCTCCCAATCTCCACCGTAAGTGGAATAGTCAGAAGCGGGGTAGCCCACAGCTTCAGCAAGTGCCCGCTTATACACAGCCAACTCCTTCTCCAACTCTTCGATGCGCTGTCTCTGCGCCTCAATCTTAACGAGGTCGCGCGACATACTGCGGACTGTATCCATCGCTACATTATGACTCATCATCTGCACCGCCCCGGTCAAAGTCCACCTGAGACTGTGCTATCTGCTCGCCCAGTGACGACCGCCGCGCCTGCTCCTCCACCTTCTGCTCGTCAAGTATTGTCTGGATCTCCTGCTGGTCATAGCCGACTGCTCGCAGGGCCGCCGGTAACGGCAGGCCGGAATTGCGGTATGTCTGGAGTATGGTCGCCCGGGTCAACGGCGGTATAACAGCAGCAGGCCCCCATTGCGGCATGATCTCATCGCGGTCCGCGCCCATCAGTTCGGCAGCGAATTGAAAGGCCGCCCGCCAGGTGGGACCAAATGCCTGCTGTCTGTCCTCCACCTTGGCAACCAACGGCGCTTCCTGGGCAAGTAGGGCGTCCCCTGATGCCTGCCCGCTGGTAGCGAGGAAGAAGTGGCGCGGCGTTCGTGTTATGCTGCCCACCTGTGCCACGAGGTTCTCAATAGCACCCAGATAGTTGACTAATTCGGTCGCTGAGAACTCGCCAACCGTCATACCTTCCGGCAAGTCCCATATCTCATTGGGCGCGTTCTTAATCAGCCCCTTGGTCGCAGCCTCGCCGATGGTATACCGCTGCTTAAAGGCCCCATACTCCGCCGCTACCATCATATCCGCCAGCAGCTTGTTTATTGCATCCTGGAGCGGGCGGACCGGGTCGAGGTCAGACTTCATCCGGCGGGCGTGAATGCGCCAGTGGAATATCGGGATCTGATCAAAGGGATTAGTCTCTTCGTTCTCCAGGGTAAATGCTTTAACTTCGGTTACGTCCTCGCGCTTCTTGTTAGTCTCCCAGTATTCCAGGCGGTCCGGGTAGTAGAGCGTCGCCCGGTACTTACCGTCGTTAGCCGTCCAGAACTTGGCTGCCCATAGCTGGGTGCGTGGGTTTTCCCCATCGTACTGCACGTGGCATACTCGCGGGTCGTTGGCATAAAGCTCGGGTAGGTGGGTAGTCTCATTCGGCCAGATTGTGGCAAAGGCCTCGCCGGTGAGCAGCGCGTACTCGTGGATAAGCCGCGCCTCAGTCTCGACATTGGCAGCATCCCACCAGGGTCTGAACTGCTCCATTACAGCTTCGTCCTCGGCCATCCCCAGAAGCTCAAGCCTGTCCAGCACGGCGTCTATGACAACGGCGCACCAGTTCGCCGAGAACTGCATCTGGAAGCTCTTAAAGATGTCGCGGAGGCGCTTGGTTGTATATGCCAACGGCTGGTCGCCATCGTAATAGTCAAAGCAGCGCTTCTGGTAAGCCTGCTTTGCACTCACCTGCTGCCAGGCTATTTTCAGATCATCGCTGGCTGCCATCTGCGGTTTCCTTCCTTAGCCCTGGTAGCTACGGGCCGGTCTCTTCTGCTTAGCCAGGGCGTTGTAGGCCCCGCTGGTGCTATCCACCTGGTCGTCGTGTACCCCGTGCGGAAAGTCGTCAATCTCGTCGAGAAACGCCTGATTCCAGTCGCCACGTACCAGCTTGACATTGCCCGCTTCGGCGTCAATCGCTATGTTTTCTGCCCGTAGCTCCTTGCTGCCGGTTACAGGGTCGCCCTTGAAGTCGAAGCCCTCGAGTAACTGCTTGTACATCCAGATAGTATCTTTGCCGCTGCTGCCTGGCTCCTGCTCCATACGGACGCGGACGTGTCGCCCGTCTACGTGCGCCTGCCCCGTGATTTCATCGGCGTTCTTACCAGGCGTTCCCCGCAGCCGATGAACGTGCTCAATGAAGAATGTGATGCCATCAATGGTGCTCATCTTCGTGCCCGAAGTGAAGTCGCCACCAACCGTTGCCGCACGATCCCAGTAACGCACCCGCCGTGCTTCCTCTGGGGCCTCATCAACAATCTCAAACCAGCTTCGCTCAAACATCCCGCCTTCGCGGCTTGTTGGGCTTTGCTGGTAGAGTGCTGCCCACCAGTAGCTGCCCACATCGAGTTTGATTTGGGCTAATTCTTCCTCGCCATAGCGATTAGGCCAGAGCGGTTCGTCAGGTTCGCGCCTCAGGGGATCCCCTGGCTCTGCCAAAGCGGGCAGTTTGATAATCTCCCAGTCGTTGCCTTCCTGCTCCAGTATCCGCCCCGCCATATCATCCTTATTCCAGCGTGTCGTAATTAGCACAATAGGAGCGTCTGGCTCTAAACGAGTGCGCGCAGTTGACCGATACCAATCCCAGCCCTTCTCGCGGTAAGTCGGCGAGTTGGCCTCCTCTGCATTTTTGGTGGGATCATCAATCAGCAGCAGATTGCCGCCGCGCCCCGTCACGGCCCCACCGACGCCGGTGGTGAACATCCCACCCTCAAAGCCCTCTACATCCCACTCATTGCGAGCAGCCACGTCCTGCCGAATAGTTATGGGCACCATGCCCTGGCTGTAGCCGTCAATGATGCTGTCGCGTACCTTCCTGCCCCAGGAGGCGGCAAAGGTAGCCTCGTAGCTAGCAAGGATAATCCGGCGATTTGGAAAGGTGCTCAGCAGCCAGACCGGAAACCAGTGGCTACACATCGAAGACTTCCCGTGTCGCGGCGGCATCATCACCATCAGGCGCGAGCAGTCTCCGAAGGCCACGTCCATCAGCTTGCGATTGAGCAATGCCAGGTGAGGCGGTAACTCCCAGCCCGGCCATAGTGTCAGCGCGAGGTCAGCCGGTGTCGCCCTGTGCAGCGGCACGTCGCTCAGCAAGTCGGCAAAGGAGTTCTCGTCCCTCTTCGTCGGCTCCGAGTTCTGTAATGATGTCATTGCCATTGGTGTGTTGTGTCACGTTGGCATTGATCTCATGCTGTTGAGGAGACTGCTGCCCAAGCTCTTCACGCAGTTCGTGCATCCACTCCCGCATTTCGCGTCCCAGGTTACCCCACTGCGACAACGCCGCCTCGTCAAGTGCTTCGTCCAGCTTATCCAGCTTCTTGCAGATGGCGGCCACTCGGCGCGACCGGCGACCCCACCCCTGCCGCTTGGCTGTCTC